GTACGTCGTTTACCAGAATTCTCGGTGATGTGTGCCGTGGCTTAATATTGTTAATCCATGGCCACTCTCGCCTTGAGTCCTCCTTCGCTGCAGTTACCTTGGGTTTATTACTCATTCTGTATAAGAGAGTTCTAAACTTGGGGTCAATTTCCATCGGGTCTTCTGCCTTCTTTTTGCAAATTAGGTGGAAGGCCTGTGGTTGCAGGTCGTGAAGTTGGTCTACAGATTCGTCACTTGGTTCGATCATTCTGAAGGCACCTGTTGATGCCCTAAGGATAGCGAACTCGGTTTCGGATATCTTCCCAGTGTCAAGGATCCCCCATGCCAACGCCTCATTAAATTTATGTGAGAAGTTGTCTGTGGAGACTCTTAAGTCTCCTGCGTGTGAGAGCATATTTCGCTCAAACGAACGTAGGAAACCATCGAGACTGGCCCTTTTTGTGCCTCCCTTTGCACGGTAGGCACACCTTCGGTCCTTCTTAACCTGCTGGAACATTGCTTTCCGGATTGGTTGTTGGAGGATATTTAGGAAACCAGAACCTAGGCATGGAACTCTTGTTTTGTGCCCTCTTTCCGGTATCCCGAATGGTATTAATGGGAAATGTTTTTCCTTCTCTTGACAGTCTGCCCCTACACATTTTTCATAGTGTTTAATGTGTTCTTGGCATAGGTCTAGAGCTAAGGCATATGCAAACTCCCCTGCTCTATCCTGGTGTGCGGCGACGTTCCCAGGATAGAGCGCAGGTGTTCCCTTCCATTTTTCTTGCCATGTACAGATATTATACATGAAGAAAGATGCTGGGTCTTGTATTCCCTTAAGCAATTGGTAGTAATCGGAGACTAGTGCTCCTATTCCTCCTTTTGATCTAGGGCGTTCGAGGCACCCACCGGCGCCCGCCGGTGCTAGTTTTAGGGAGTCGGGCCTTGGCATATCCTTGAAGAAGGTATATGCCCAGTCCCGGACTTCTTTTTCTAGCTCCGGTGAGATGTTAGTTGGTTCTCTAAATCTCTCGAACGTTTCAAACATTTCTTTTTCTGCTTTCTCCCGCGGAGGTGGTGGTAGAGCGCGTCCTAGCGTCCCTAACACACACAACCCGTAGGCCGGGGGGGAGTATTCCACCCCACTTAACCAGATTGGCACCGCAGTATTGTTTATCTTTGGTGTCGTCAGGTCAAGGAATTTTATGAACAGCACACAGTAGTCGTTAATGTTGTCAGCCCTGTTGGTCTGCCACACTAACCTCAACTGTGATGTTGCTTCTTTAAGTTTTGTCGCGGTTGATTCATGTCCAGATTCATTCCAGTCGATTATTATCTTCTTTTGGATCTCATGAATTGCTTGGTATAACGGAAGGTCCTGTGGCATTTTCAGTGCCTTGAGGCCCCCCTTTACTTCCTGCCGCGCCATTACTAACCCCGTGGTGACCGTTGACAGTGTTCTTGAGAGTGCTATTGCACTCTCTCTGAGAGCATTATCTTCGGCCCTGAGTTCTTTCTGCCTTCTTTCTGGAAGGTTGCGGAACCCAGGTTCCCTATAGCAGGGTTTCCTCCACCGGGATACTCTTAATATTCCTATGGGTTCCTGGATCTCTTTACTCACCATGTTATATACTGGTGGGCCTTGCGGTCCCGGTTCTTTTAAGAATAGTTGAGAATCTCTGATGGCGATGTTAACCGCCCTCTTGATTATCAACTTTATTACCCTGAATTCTGGAATATTATTAGGAGGAGGAGGGAGGTCTTCAATATGGCCTCCGGTAGATTTATATTCTACCGGACCTGTTTCGATCTCTTCTCGCTGAGGGAATGTTTCCTGTTCAATCAGGAACTGTTCCTCCGACAAGAACTCCACCTCATGGCTGTAGTACCCTTCGTCTTTCATCTCCATTAGGAAGTGGACAACGAATCGTGATACATCCCTTGTTCTATTCTGGTTGACTATGGTTCCGTCATCTTCTACACCAAAGTAGTAGATGGCTTTTCCATTTCTCGACTGGTCTATACGTCTTTCCAGTTGTGTCATTTCTCTTGAGCGATCAGGTATATTTATTACCTCATCTGCCCATTTTAATGCTTTAGGTAGTGGAATTGTGCCTATGTCTATTAGGTGCACCTCCGCTTCCTTTTCCTCTAACTGGTTTAGTTCTTCCTGGACTGCTACGAGATAATCCTCTCTCTCCCTTATATCTCCCTCCCACTCTTCAGTGGTACGGTTATATATGGCCAAGTTGGTGTTGACTATGTATTCATACATGTCCATCCAAGCTGGGTAGTCCATCTCCGGGGCTTCTTTATCAGCCGCCTCGTCGATCTCCACTCTTATCGCTTCGAGCTTAGCCTTGATAGCCGCCTTATCCTCTAAGAGGATTCGTCGTTCTGTCGAGGTCATGCCTTTTTCGATTCT